GCGCGCCCTGCCACAAGCACGTCACCGCACTGCAGGGCAACGCCGCCCGCAACCGGGCACCCGCCGACCCTGCGCCGCTGCAGAGAACAGCCTGGTAGCGATGCCGTATAAGGACTCCATGAAAGCCCGCGCCAGGCGGCGCCACCGCGATCATCTCAAGCGCGCCAGCATCTCCGACATCACCGCCGGGCAAGAGCTAGCCATGCGCAAGCGTGCCCGCAAGTGCCCGATGTGCGGCGTGCGCCTGACGAGCAGGCCGGACCTGCCGAACAGCAAGCACCTTGACCACATCGTGCCGCTAGGCGTCGGCGGAACGCACACCCACGGCAACGTCCGCATCATCTGTGCTGACTGCAACCTGCACCGGCCGAAGGACGGCAGCGACTACGGCGGGCCCGTCACGCTGTGGGCACAGGGACCGGCGCCCGTAAGGCGCGCGGATCGCAGGATCAGGACCACGACGTGCCGCAATGGACTGCACCCGTGGGTGTCGTCCAACATCATCGTGAGCAGTACCGGTAAACGCCGGTGCAAGGCGTGCCGGGAGGCGACTAATAGGCGGAAGCGGAAGGTATCGCTAAGCATCTGCAAGTGCGGCAAGCCGTACGCCGCAGCAGGCAGGACGATGATGTGTCCTGTCTGCATCGAAGCGACTGGCCGCCAAGCGGCACGACTGCACCAGCAAGGACTCACCTGGCCGCAAGTGGCGCGGGCGATCGGCTATGACAGCGGCGAAGGTGCACGGTACGCCGCAAAACGCGTCGGCTGCATCCCGGCACCTAAGCCGAAGGTGATACCTGTCAAGCTAACCTGTCCGTGCGGGTCGCTCGCCAGCGTGCACCGTCCCGGCAGGTCATCGATCTGCAAGGCGTGTGCCGATGAACTCGCCTGGAAAGCCGTCGAGATGAAGCGCCAGGGCATGACACTGCAGATGATCGCTGGCCAGCTCGGCTACAACAGTAAAAGCAGCATCACCAACCTGATGAAGACTGTCATCGTGGTCGATAGCCGCATGGGCCGACCGCCGAAGCTGACGATGAATAACTATGTGGTTGCTACTCACAGTAAATGAGTCATTACCCATCTCCAGCAGGCGGGGGGCTTCCAGAGCGACCGCCGGCCTGTTCCCCCCCTCCATGGCGCGAAATTCCGGCGTAACGCGTTACGGTCACGGATGGTGACCATCCTGCGGGTTAGCCTGGTGTCATGGCGAAGTCGAACGCGGACCGCCAGCGCGAATGGCGTGAACGGAAGGCCGCGAAGGCCGCGCTCGAGGCGGCTCCCGAGCCGGTTTCGCGGGTGATGGTCGCACCGGACGTTGAAAAGTGGCTCGGAACGGTGCCGGACGGGGTGAATCCGGGCCTGATAGCCACGGCGAGGGCTCTTGCGGCCACCCTGGACGCCGGGAAGGCCGCCCATCCGGCCGTTGCGGCCGAGTTGCGGCGGACTATGGGCGCGATACGTGCCGAATGCAAGGAGATAGCCGCCCTGAGCAGCGAAAAGGGTGCCGGTAAGCCGGTTAGCCGTCTTGCGGAGCTGCGCGCGTCGCGCGCATCGTCGCAGCGCGGCAAGGCGCCCCGCTAGGCGAGGATGCGGATCCGGGGCCGTCGCGGCTCGGGCAGCTGCAGGGCGAGGCTTATGGCGCCTGCGGCGGCGTAGGCGGCGTCGACGTGGCCGCCGCCGCGGCGGGTGAACCGCCAGCCGTCGCCGCTGGCGAGCTTAGCGGCGCCGCGGACGTGGGCGTCGAGGAGCGGATCTCCGGGGTTGACGACCTGGCGGCCGCGGACGAGGTCGGCGAGTTCCTGGCACACCTCGTTGACGCGGTTGCCGGTCAGCTCGATGTAGCAGGGGCGCCCGGGTTCGGCCTGGTCGATGGCGACCTGCTTGCCGGACGGCCGCAGGAGGGTTGCGAACGCGGCGCCGGGACCGGTGGGGTACCAGCCGATGACGCAGGGCCTGATGCGGGCGAGGACGGCGGCGAGCTCGGGGCGCGCGGCGTCGGCCGAGTCCCATGCGGCGGCGATCTCGACGCGGGGGCGCCCGTCGGGCTGCACGGCGGCGACGGCGAGGGTGACGTGCTCCCCGTCGGGGGCGACGTCGACGCACGCGGCGGCGCGCTTGCGGAGCGCCGGGGTGTCGCGGATGCTGCCCGCAGGGTCGGCGCCGTCTTTCCACGCGCTGTAGTTGAGTGCCCCGTCGAGCTGGTCAACCTTCTGGCACATGACCTCAGTCCGGAAGACTGCGGGCGGGTCGGTGACGAGGGCGGTGCGGATGGCGGCTTCGGAGACGGTGTAGCCGAGGCCGGGGTTGGCCTGGCGGATCTGGGTCCAGTCGTCGATCGGGCAGTCGTCTTCGGCGGACCATTCGAACAGGCCGATGGACGGGTCGCGGCCGGACAGGGCGGCGTCGCGGAGCTGGTTGAGCACGACCGACTGATCGTCGCCTGCGTTGCTCATGGCCCAGATCTGGGCGTAGGGGCGGGCCATGGTGGTCTTGGACAGGGCCGACCAGGCGGCCCAGTTCCGCTGCTCGCGGAGCTCGTCGATGTTGAGCTCGTCGATCGACAGGCCGCGGCCTGCCTTGCGGTTGGACGCGGCGATTTTGTACCGGCCGCCCGCGGCGACGTCGAACCATTCGTCTTCGTCGTCGTCGGCGGTGATGTCGCGGTCTTCGGCGACGCGGAACCATTCGTCGCCGTTGACGCGGCGGACCTTGGCGAGCTCGGGGGACAGCTCGCGGCTTCCCTCGATGGTGTCGAGCGCCATCTGCCACTGCTCGCGGGCGAGGCTGACGTCCTGGGCGACGCCGAGGATGAGTTTCGCGCCGTCGACGTACAGCCGCCACAGGCTGATTGTCCGTTTGCAGGTCGATTTGCCGTTCTGCCGGCCGACTAGGACGATGACGACGCGGAAGCGGTAGGTGCCGTCGGGGTTCAGCTCGAGGGCGTGGATGGCGAGCCAGCGCTGCCAGGGCAGGAACGGCTCTCCGATGATGTCGGCGAACTCGGCGGCTTCGTAGCCGCGGCTGGTGCGCCTGCTGAGCGGCCGTAGCGGCGGGGTGAACAGGCGCGGCTCGGTCTTGCCGAGCATCTTCCGCGGCATCTTGGAGGTTCCCTACAACCTGCGGCGCGCCATGCCCGCGTTTCCCGCCTCACCTTTGTGGATATCCGACAAGGTGATGTTAACCTTTGCTTGTGATCTCTCTCAGTGATGACCAGGCGGCCTAGTTGGCCGCCGTGACCGCGCCGCGGCGCGGGTCGCTGCTGGGGAAGGTCGTCTCCGCGCTTCATGCGCGCTCGGCGAAGCGCTCGGGAGAGCCGAGCCGGGTGGCGGCGTTCATCGCAGACCACACGGGGACGATCGCGGCGCTGGGGTTCGCGGACACGGCGGCGTGGATTCACGGTTTGACGTACGGCCTGATCGCGACGGGCGTGTGCATCCTGGTGGCCGAGTTCAAGGTCAGGGACAAGTAGCCGTGTACGTCGGGCCGACTGCAGACCCGCTGCCGGAGATCACCGATGTCAACCGGCTGGTGCTGCGTCCCGGTGACTCCCTCATCGTCCATCTTGACCGCCGCCCGTCCGAAGCTGAGGCGCACGAGATCCAGGACCGCGTGCGCGCCGTCCTCGGCATGCCGGAACTGCCGGTCATCATCCTCGGGCCCGGTGAGGACATCGAGGTCATCGGCCCGGACGGTGACGCGTGCCCAGCCTGATCGGCCAGCTGCTCGGCGCGGCATCGTCCCGCCCGTCGTCGCCGCCGGTGCCGGTCGCGGAGCGGGGCCCGCTGCCGCTGTCGGGGCTCATGCAGGGCGCCGGGCAGGACGCGGCTTACCTGCGGGCGTACAAGACGCAGGGCACCGTGCACTCGAATGTGTCGCTGCTGGCGCGCAGCACTGCGGCGCCGGCGTGGCAGCTGTTCCGCTCGCAGACCGACGGCCGCGTCCGCTATACCACCAGCGACCAGGGCAGCGACCAGCGCACCGAGGTGGTCAGGCATGCGGCGCTGTCGCTGCTTTACAGGCCGAACCCGTTCTGGACGCGGTTCCGGCTGTTCGAAATGTCGCAGCTGTGGCTTGACTTGTGCGGCAAGTCGCACTGGGTGGTCGACAGGCGGGGCGGCGTCCCGGTGGGCCTGTGGCCGGTGCGCCCCGACAGGATGCAGCCGGTGCCGGACCCTGACCTGTACCTGAAGGGGTGGCTGTACCGGTCGCCGGACGGCCGGGAGTTCGTCCCGCTGGACGTGGATCAGGTCGTCTACAACTGCATGCCGGACCCGGAGGACGTTTACGGGGGCGCCGGGCCCGCGCAGGCGGTGCTGGCGGAGATCGACGGTGCCCGCTGGGCGACGGAATGGAACCGGAACTTCTTCGCCAACTCGGCGCGGCCCGATGGCGTGATCACGGTCGACAAGCGCCTGTCGGATGAGGAATGGGACGAGCTCACGAACCGGTGGCGGGAGTCCCACCGCGGCGTTGCCCGCGCCCACCGGGTGGCGGTGCTGGAGGCGGGCGCGCAGTGGGTGGCGACGTCGACGAACCCGAAGGACATGGACT